TTTCACGATAATTTTACGAGGACTTTTATGGTCACACCAAACGAGGTGAGTACCTCCTCTGAGAATGAATCCTCCCTAGAAACAACCGATTCCCTCCCTTCTGGCGACGAGTTGATTATCCCTGCAAATTGGGATGAACAGCAGTCTGAACCAGTAGCGACGGAAGAAGTTAGCGTAACTAGCGACGAAGCAATCTCCGACGATGTATCACCCGAATCCGATGAAACCTCAGAGATAACCGAAGAGTCGGCTGTATCTGAGGTGGCTCCCGACGAGACTACTACTGACGAGGCAGCTCCAGAAGAATCTGGCAGGATGCGGACTCAGGATGAATGGTCTAAGCGAGAGTCATCTATCAGACAGCGCGAGAATGAGCGCGAGACTGAAATGCAAGGCCTGAGAGATCAGGTATCGCAACTTCAGACAACGTACTCAGATCAGGTCTTAGATGCGGAAGTTCGAGGCTATGCACAATCACTGGAAGCCCAGTTAGTTGCAGAAGGTCACGATGAAGCAGGGGCTAATAGGCTTGCTACACAGCAAGCTAATGCGGCCAAGGCTTCGTTCCAGGCTGAACAAAGGGCTAACACCCTACAGCAGCAACTAACACAGGCTAATCAGTCTGCGGAAGTTACTTCTAAGAACGCTTCGGTAAATGAGATGATGCGACAGTACGGTGTGCCTGAAAACCAGCGAGCATTGCTCCAAGGCTATTCAGACCCCGCCCTGCTCGTAGAGGCATCAAAGGTTCTTGGCGAAGCTGAGGGCTTACGAAAACAACAAATAGCGGCTAAACAAGCAGAGGTTCCTTCCGGTGGCGAAGCTAATACCTTCGATGGCGGTGTTGGACAGGGTGGCACAATAACAGATCAGCAATGGCTGAACACTGTTTATGCATCAGGCAGTTCTAACGATCATGCCCGTGCAAATAAGGTCATGCGTTCAATGGGAGTCAACCTTGGTTAGTCGCAGGGAAAAATAATAATGGCAGTAGGACAGACTATTACTGACAGCCTGAGTGATTCGCTACCTACGGTAGTGAGTGCTGCTCGGAATGTCCGTGAGTACAAGGGTGTAATGACCCAAATCGTTGACAAGCAGACGCTTGGCGCAGGAGTTGGTAACAACTGGCGTGAGATTGATCTTGCCAAGCTAACCGCTTCGGCAATCACAGAGACAACTGAGGAAGACAACCCACAGGAACTCTCTGACAGTGCGATTTCTGTAACCCCTTCGATTATTTCGGTTCACACAGTCATCACTGACCGTGCTGCTCGAAACGTATCGAAGAACGTCTTCGCTAAAGTTGGCTCACTTGGCCAGCAGGCGATTGAACGACAGAAAGACAAGGACGGTCTAACTGTTCTTGACGGTGCAACGACTCAACTTGCTGGGGCTGGCGTAACGCTTACTTCCGGTCACATTGCAGCAGCAGCGTATCGCATTCGTGGCAACACGACTGAACCTTGGGATGGCCCTGTCGCATTCGTGCTTCACTCCTTCCAGATGAAAGACCTGTTTGATGAACTGGTAGCAGGTGTTGGAACTTACGACATCTCTAGCGGTCTAACGGCTGATGTGTTCAAGAACTCATTCAACTTGCCTATTGCAAATGCACAGGCATACACGGATGACAACATCTCTATCGTTACAGGTGATGACGCTAAGGGTGGAGTATTCGCTTCAGGTACAAACGGTTCGATCATCTGTGTCCAGGCTCGAATGCCTTGGGTAAAGACGGTTCGTAACGAGAAACTTGGTGGCGGTGCTACTGAAGTTTTGCATCGTGACGAATATGCTTACGGAGAACGCTCTGTAGGTAACTGGCTCTACGAAATCATGTCGGACGCAACTGCTCCTACATCGTAGGTTAGATAAACAATTAGTCCCAAACCCGCCTTATCGGTAAGGGGACGAGGTAATAAAAAAATGGCTATAAACGCTCAAGGAGAGCCGGGACGCATCCGACTTTTCTACGACTTCTACGGCGAAGACTCAATCGCTAACACGGCTGAACTTCGTTCGCTTGGCCCTTTCTCTGTCGGTGGACAGGGTAGTGCTGAAGCTGACGCTGGTGTTCCAACTATTGCTGGGATTCTTTCCGGTGCTGGT